AAAGAACAATTTTACATTAGGTGACAATGTTAAAAAATCATTCAACCCCGCAGTAAAGAACAAAGCACTTAGTTCTATTAAAAGTGAAGGTTTAAAAAATATGTTAGATAATTTATGATAACTACAATTACTATCTCAATACTTTCGGTTTTAGTCGTAATCTTAGGATTTACGACTTTTAACCTTTTAAGGAAAAATGAAAAACAAGAAGACATTCTAGTAGAATACATGAAATATCTTAGCATGTTTAGTACTGCTATTGATGAATCAGACAAACGTCTTAAAAAGATTGATGAAAATGGTTTGTTTAAATCTGATGATGAGATTGGATGGTTTTTTGACGAAATTAAAAAACTACAAACAATTCTTAATGAATTTCGAATTAAACAAATTTAATGGACTCTATAATTAGAAAAAGAAGACCAAAATCAAAAAATTATTTTACCCAAGAGACTGAAAACGCAATCGTAAGGTATAATAATGAGGATGACCCTGCGGTCCGTTCTAAAATATATGAGCAGGATATTCATTATGCTTTCTTCAAATTAACGGAGAATATTATCCATACATTTAAATTTTATTATACTGAAGTAGATGAGATTGAACATCTTCAACACGAGGTAATAACTTTTCTCCTATCAAAAATTCACCTTTTTAACCCTGAAAATGGGGCTAAAGCTTATTCTTATTTTGGTACTATTGTTAAACGTTATTTAATTCTTTCAAACCAGAAAAATTATAAAAAACGAATAGACAAATCCCCATATGAGAGTCTATTAGAAGACGAAAACCACTCATATAACCTAAACCCAGACGAAGATAAAGATCCATTATCAGAATATATTGATCTTTTTGTAGATCATGTAACCGAAAATATTTTTACTCTTTTTCCAAAGGAACAAGATGCCCGGGTTGCTGATGCTATTCTAGAATTATTTCGTAAAAGAGAAAATTTAGAAATCTTCAATAAAAAAGCTCTTTACATTTACATCCGTGAGATGGTAGATGTTAAAACTCCTAAAATTACTAAAATCGCTGATAGACTTTATAGCGTATTCAAGGAAAATTACATTTTTTATCTAGAGCATGGATATACAAACTTTTAGTTTTAATATTTATAATAAACTAAAGTGTATGTATTATGTCACAATTAGATAAAATAGTATTTGGTAAGAAAAAATTTTCAAGTCTTCTTGAAGAGATTTATAACAACCAAAAGAAAAAAGAAAACCAAATTTCTGCCCTCATCTCAGAACTAAAACCCCTTATCACAGATATTGGGGATGCTACTCTTATTGTTCCCCTTATTAAAGAATATATGGATATTGGGGTCAAAAATGATGATTTACTTATTAAAATGGCAACCTTAGTTCAACGTGCCCTACAAGCAGAAGCATCAGGAGATGATTCATTTATCATTTCTGATGAGGAAAAAGAACAACTTCTTGCCGAAATTAATAAAATCCACGATAAGAAAAAATAATGGACGTTAGGTATGGTCTTTCTGGTTTAGGTTCTTCAATTCTTTCCCCTGGTGATGTTGGGGGTGGGGGAACTAATTCTAGCCAAATCTCAGCTGTAAGAGTTGTTGATATTGTTTTAGACGATTCCCATGAGAAATTTGAAGAAGTAGGTGGTTGGAATGGTTTAGGTACTATTTTTTATCTATCTACAACAGATCCTACATTTGAGGATGTAACAGAACAAAAAGCAAAACCAGCCTTATCGAATTCAAAGCAATTTCCTTTAATAAACGAAATTGTATATGTGTTTTCTCTCCCTACCCCGGAAAATCAAAATGGTGGTAATGCCCAAGATCAATATTATTTCCATACTGTAAATGTTTGGAATAGCCCCCACCACAATGCTCTACCCAATGCTTTAACTTTAAGTGAAAATCAAAAAGCAGATTACCAACAAACCGAAGCAGGTGCTGTTAGAAGAGTAACAGATGGTAGTACAGAAATTAATCTTGGAGAAACTTTCCAAGAAAAATCTAACATTAACCCTCTTTTACCTTTTGAAGGGGATGTAATTCATGAAGGTAGATGGGGGAATAGTATTAGATTTGGTTCTACTGTTAAAGGATTTACAAATTGGTCCGAAGCTGGGGAGAATGGTGATCCTATTATAATTATAAGAAATGGTGAAGACCCAAACAATGGGGAAAGTGGGTGGATTCCTGTAGTAGAAAATATTAATGATGATTTATCCTCTATTTGGATGTCTTCTACTCAACAACTTCCCCTTAATGCTTCAAGTGTAAATTACAACTCATACAATTCACCACCAGATACCCCAAATCAATATGAAGGTGAACAAATTATTCTAAATTCAGGACGTTTAGTATTTAATACTAAAACGGACCATATAATGTTTTCATCAGCTACATCGGTATCACTGAATGCTGTAGATAGCGTAAATATAGACACTAAAGAACACGTAATAGGCGCGAGTTCTATATTATTAGGTAGCAAAGATGCTACTGAATCTTTAATGTTAGGGGATAAAACAGTTGATCTTTTAGATAAAATTTTAACTGAAATGATTTCGGTAATGACTCAATTATCTGCTTTAGTTTCCTTACCCCCTGGGGCTCCATTTGCTCCTTTAAATTCTCAAGCAATTGCATCTCAAACATTACTTAATTCATATAAAGCTCAATTAAGAACTTTACTTTCTAAACAAAATAAAACAATCTAATGGCAGGGTTCGGAGGTATAGTAGGGTCTATGGTTAAAAATGCCACCAAAAGTGCAGTTAAATTTGAATTGGCTATTGATCCTTTAATAGCACAATTGCAAAAATCTTGCCCCCCAAGAGCTGAAATAGATAAAATATTAGCTCAAAAGAATCAACTTGAACAAGCATTAACCCAAATACAATCATCTTTAGATACATTAACCGGAACTGGGGATAAGGTAAATAGAGTATTATCCACAGTAGATACTTCAATATCTGTCATCAAAGTTTTACCTGTTCCTACAGGATTCGGTTTACCTATAGGTATAATTACTACATTGTCAGATTCTTTAGATACTCTTAGTACTATAGTTAGAGAAGGTAAGGGTGTAATTTCTCAAGTTGCACCTTCAACTCAAATTATTACTGATACAATTTCAAAGGTTCAATCTAAATTATCCCAATTAGAGGGTTTACTAGCTGGGTGTTTAGAAGCTGAAACCGAAGGAATGAGTGATGATGAAAAAGAAGCATATTTTTCAAGTTTAGGTATAGATTTAACATCTAAGGATGCTAGTAATAGTGGAGCTAATAGTTTAAATGGTAATGATACTATACAAAATGAGACTTTAGAAGATAGACTAAGCCCAAATTCAAACAACCCTGTAGTATATAAAGGTTTTACTCTTACAATTGATAGTGATGCTGGGAATAAATTTTCATTTCCTAGTAGGAGAGCAGTTGGGGTAAATGAAGAGGGTGTAAAAATAAAAACTCCTTTTTCCTTTAGCTCTTCAACTCAAGTATTATTAGATACTGTAAAATGGGAAATTGATAAACTCGATAAACTAGAATTACAAAGACTTTCAGAAGAAGCAGCCCTTAAAGCTATTGAAGATGCACGAAGAGAAGAATTAGCTAAAATTGAGAAAAGAAAACAAATAGCAACTGAAGAAGGCAAAACAGCATTTAAGGCTGGTAAGAAAATAACAGATAATCCTTTCTTAAGGGTTGATACTTATTTGAGAATTTTTTGGGAAAATGGGTGGAATGAAGCTAAAAGAGTATCTTCTTTAGTTAAAGAATCACCTAGATCTAATTCTAATCTATCATCAATGACTCAATTAACTTCACCTACAAACCCAACACCCTCATATTCCCCATTTAATGGTCCTGGTTCAAGTGGTGAAGTAAGAATAAAAAGTGGAAAATTCTATAGATATTTGGCGCAATCCAAAAAATGGGTTAATCATACACCATCCCCATCACCCTTCCAAGTATTAGGAAGTACTAATGGTGAGCAAAAAACTCTTGAACGTTCTCAAAGTGTTGGTGGTTTTAATATCCGAACTGTGGATACCTACCAATGGAATAGTACATTATATAAATGGGAACTAAAATCCACAAAAGTCTATAATTAATTTATATTTATAATAAAAACTCAATAATGAAATCTACGGAATTAAAAAAGATGATTAAGGATGCTGTAAAAGAAGCAATCCAAGAAGAATTAAAAGATATTCTTTTAGAAGCCGTTCGTTCTCCTAAGTCAATGGTATCTGAAAATGTTTCAATACCAACCCCACAACTTTCATCCCAACCTCCTTCATTAAGCGCAGCTGAGAAAAAAGCAGCTTACATGAATATTTTGGGAGAAACAGGAACCTTTACTGCAAAAGATGCAGCAACATTTAACCCATCAGGACCAATTGATCCTGCTAATGGTGCTTTACCTCCAGGGGAATTAGGGATGGATCAAATTATGGGTCTTTTAAATAGCAAATAATGGCCAGAAGAATAGCAAATAAATTCCCAGTTGATACTCAAGCTGGAACCGCGGTAGGTGTAGGTCTTCCATTTTCTGGGGGTAATGATGCTGTTTTTAACATTAATTATACTACTCAAGATCAAACTAAATCAAATTTAATTAACTTTTTTTTAACTAATAAAGGTGAAAGACCTTTTAGACCTAATTATGGGGCTAATTTAAGGGCAGATATATTTCAATCAGCTAACCAACAAAATTTCGACCAATTAAAAGAAAAAATTCAATTTGAAATTTCACAAAATTTTCCAAATGTTGTTGTTGATAATGTAGTTATTGTAGGTAGTGAAGATTTAAATGCTATTAATGTAACTATAACTTATAGTATAAATCCTTTTGGGATAAGTGACGAAATCAATTTAACATTTAACTGATGGCAACTAAAAATATAAAATATTTAAATAAGGATTTTAACACACTTAATCAACAGTTGGTTGAGTATGCTAAAACCTATTACCCAAACACATACACAGATTTTACCCCATCTTCTCCAGGTATGATGTTTATGGAAATGGCATCTTATATTGGAGATGTACTTTCATTTTACTTAGATAACCAAATCCAAGAAAACTTCCTACAGTTTGCCCGTCAGGAATCAAATCTATATAACTTAGCTTATATGATGGGGTATAAGCCAAAAGTAACTACAGTTTCTTCTGTGAGGGTTGATTTTTATCAACAAGTACCTGCTATATTTAGTGCATCTGTGGCCATCCCAGATTTTAGCTATGCATTAAAACTTAATGAAAATGCACAAGTAGGTTCAACTTTACAAAGTATTTCCCCATTTCTAGTAAATACTGATGTAGATTTTAGTTTCTCTAGTTCATCAGATCCTACAGATGTTACAGTCTATAGTGTTAGTGGTAATAACCCAGAATATTTCCTTCTAAAGAAAACAAGAAACGCTGTTTCCTCTACTATAACATCAACTACCTTTACATTTGGCACACCTCAACAATTTCAAACTGTTGAAATTAGTGATAGTAACATTGTTGGAATTTTAGATGTAACAGATTCTGATGGTAATGTTTGGTATGAGGTAGATTATTTGGCTCAAGATGTTGTGTTTGATAAAATTCGTAATACAAACACAAACGATCCTAATTTCTCAGATGATTCTTCCGATGCTCCATATTTACTTAAATTAAAACAAGCAGATAGAAGATTTGCAACCCGTTTTTTAAGTCCTACAACCCTACAATTACAGTTTGGTTCTGGGGTTGTTTCTAACAATGATGAAACAATTGTTCCAAATCCTGACAATGTTGGTATTGGATTACCTTTCGAACAAAATAAACTAACTACTGCATTCTCTCCAGCTAACTTTATTTTTACAGATAGCTATGGAATTTCACCATCTAATACAACTTTAACAGTTAGGTATTTAACAGGTGGAGGAGTTGGATCAAATATTCAAGCAAATTTAATTAATCAATTACAATCAGGTCAATTTAGATTTGTAAGTCCTAATCTTAATCCTACAACGGCCCAATATGTTTTTGATTCAATTCAAATTAATAATCCGGTAGCAGCTGATGGAGGTAGTAATGGAGATTCACCTGAGGAAAT